GAATCAGTCATATCTCTACCTAAAGCCACAGATGCATTTCTAGCAACTTGGGTTAGATTTTTAATTGTTGTATCATCAAAACCAGCAGACGCAGCTATACTAGCACTTTCAAGAGATTCTTTAAGTGTTAGTGCATTGTTAGTAATATCTTTCATACCTTTACTAAGATTTACTAAAGATCTACCTGTTTGTACTGCTAATGTTTCAGCTGAATTTATTAGAATTCCTAGATCAGCCGCTCTTGCTAGAGCGCCGAAAGCCGCTGTAAGTGCAAAGACTGTAGCGGCTACTGTGGCATATGCGGGCACAAGAGTGCCTGACATACCTTGAGACATTTTAGAAAATGACTTGGTTTGATTATTTGTTAGTTGTCCTACTCCTTTAGCTTTTTTAGAGTAGTTATCCGCTTTACCACCTAAGTCTTCATAAGACTTACCAGCTTTACCTGTTTCTTTCTTAGTTCCTGCTAGTCCCTTATTAAGTGTTTCTATTTCACCAGCAAGTGCTTTTAAACCTTCACCAACTACTTTTAGTACATACTTCTGAGTATTAGTCTTACTAGCCATTAAGGTACCTTTTTATTTTTACTTTTTCTTTGTTTGATTTTTTGTTCTGACGCGCGCTTTTCAGTTACAATTCGATCTATTAAAGTTACGAATTGAACTAATTGTGCTTTGTTGCTTACCTTATATACATTGTCAGCTAAATAAGGTAGTAATGTATATTCTTTTCCCATATAGGTTCCACTCATTCCTTCCCACCTATCGGGAAGGATTGCGTGAATATTTATAGCTATTTGTACAATATGTGGAAAGTCATCAAAAGTTGCCGGAATTTCTTCAACTACAGGCACTTGACCTAGTTCTTTACACATTAATAAGTACTTTTCTGCTGTCATTTTTACAGCTGAATTATTATAGAAGTTTTTTAATTTAATTTCTATTAATTCTAGCTGCTTTTCGTAAAATTTTCAACATCATCTAACACTGATGTTACCCAGTTATCAAAATCTACGCCATTTTTCATAAGTAATTCTGCATTACTAGTACTAAATGGTAAGCATTCCTTTTCATCTGTAACATCAGATAAGTCTACTGGTAGCATAGTTCTTAAATATTTATACTGAAGTCCTTCCCAACCTATTAGGATTGCTTCAATATAAAGTTGTTGGAATAAGTCTGAATCAACATCTTCCTTCATTTGTCTTGTTTTTCTATCTAATTTATGACTTGTACACTTATCTCTTATTTTCATTAATTCATCTTTCGTTAAATAAGCTAGTTCTACCTTAAAATCAGGGCATCCAGGATACTCTATTTTAGTAGTTGAAATTGGTACAATTAGTTTTGCTAAATCCATTTTTTAAATCTCCTTAAAAGGTGAGGGGGATTTAATCCCCCTCTATATTTCTATTATGTTGCTGGTAAATATTGAACTGTTATTTCATTTGTATCTTCGAAACTAGCAGTACTATTAGTAGTATCCCAAGGTTGGGCACTAAAATTGATTTCTGTAGTTAATACATCTTCCACACCAGTTGTTGGAATACTAACTTGAGCATAAGGAATATTGAAATAAACCCTAGGATTAGTTGTTGTAGTTCCACCCATTTGGAAAGTTAATGTAAAGTTATTAGAAACTTCATTTGTCTTTTCAAGTAAGTCTTGTAGTAAACCACCAGTGCCTTCTGCACCCGTATTAAGGTATGCTGTGAAATTACCAGAAGTCATACGACTACCTGAGAACCCCGCTAGTGGTGTATTAACAACAGCTAATTCTTCAGGTGTTAAGTACGTGAAGTTATTCTCTATTGATAAAGTAGCACCAGTAATAGGTATAGTATAATTAACACCTGCATGCTCTGCTGCTGTATAAATATCTACAACATCTGCTGCTACCCAAGCTGTAATATCATCATCATTAGATACTGTTACAGTATCAGTTGTATTTGATATAATAGTAGCCCACTCATCAGGTGCTCTAGTACTATTTTTAATTTTACCACCAATAAATGCAGAAGCCGTTAAAGCAGTTACAGATGCCATTGTAATAACTTGACCAGTTACACCACCAGTATCAATTGCATCTTGTGCTTGTGCTGGTGTATCCGAATGATCTGTAAGTACTAATGTACTTAGTTTATTACGAATAAATGTAGCTGATGTTGTAGTTGGCATAGCTGTAAAGTCTGTATTAGCTACCCATGTTGCAACTTCTGTATCCATTGCTTGACTTGGTTTAAGTGTTGAACCTTGACCAGACCAATTAATAGTAGAAATACCATCAATACTAAAATCAATCTCTGTTGTTGAAATATTAAAGTCTTCTACTACATATGTTGTATTATCTAAGTTAAATATTAATGTTAAACTTAATAATTCATTAGAATTTGATGTAGCTAATCCAAATGTTAAATCTTCAGTTCCTGCACCATTTGTTCTAGTATACGTGCTTGGTGCAGTTTCCCCGCCAGCCGTTGCACTATTCGTGAAACCTGTATCAGTACCTAAGGCACTTGCCCAAAGTATTTTCTCACCAGAATCACCATATGTATCAGCATTAATAAATGATCTTACATAAGTGCTAAATGATACATCTACTGGATTTAATGATATATTAAATGTTCTTGATCCACGAACTGGGGCTGTACCTGCCTCATTAATTGTTATTTCTTGGTTATTTACATCTTGTGAAAATGAGTAACCATCTAATACCTTCACTTCAAAAGTATCTGCTGTTGATGCACTACCGGCCTCTAAAGCTGTTTTTGATAGTGTAGATGCATAAAGTTTTGTATTTCTTGATAAACTTCTAGCCATTGTTTTTATCTCCTAAATATGTAGTTTAGATTTATTAGATATTTATCTAATTACTCTCTAAATCATACATTATTTTAATAGTCATTTCACCTACGCCGATAGGTGCTAATAACCCTTCATCTGTATTTATAGTTAATATTTTCATATCTTCTATAAATTTATTTGTGTCATATGATAAGTTGCCGAAGCTATCTATAACTTTTTCTATATCTTCTAGAATCCCTTCTAATTCTTCCTCGGGGTTTTCACTTTTAACGTATATTCTTATTGATACTAGTAAATGACCCCATTTAAAGGATGCAGGTAGATAATCCCGTGTTTCTTGCCCAGGGGTTATAAACACTGAAGGGTAATCATCTACCTCATCCCAAAATTTTAATTTATTATATACTCGTTGTCTTAAATCTGAATTATAAGTAATTGTTCCATTTACTTCTTCAGATATCTTATCTACAAGAGATTTTACTATTTTACTTCTGTATGACATTTATGCTAACTCCAATGCTAATCCTGGGAATTTTCTTTTCATTATAGCCATTGCTAGTTCCCGTATAGATCCTTCTATATATACTTTAGGATTTCTCTTAGCTGTTCCTAATTTACGTCCCGGTTCAAATACTTGGCCAGGATTCTTTTGGTATGTATATGTACCCCTCATTGCACCCACAGAACTTCTAGTTAATGTAAGAAGTTTAGCAGATTCCGCAAACCTACCCGTTTGATTTCTTAATAATACTGGGGGATCAAAAGACTCACCCATATTATCTTTAATTTGTTGACTTAATGCTTCATTTATTAATGCCTGTATACTAAATAAGGGTATATCTGCACCGGCTTCTAATTGTTTAAATGTCGGCAATTTTGGAAGTTTTTTAGATTCCAGCTTCCTTTTAGCACTTTTTACTTTTTGAGTACTTAATACCTTATAGCTAGTTTTACTTACGCTTTTCTTTTTATACTTTGGTAATTTTTTACCAAATAAAGCTGTTGTTATAAAGTTATCTATACCTTGTAAGAAGGAAGGTGATGCATGAATATTCATTATATCCAAGTTATCAAATGCTGTCTTAGCACCCTTAGCTTGCTTATTATAAACAGCTTGAATCTGGCTGTTTACTAAGCTAGATAATTTGTTCTTATACTTACTAAGTGTAGCATCTTCCCAATCTATAGTTACTCTGGATTCACCCTTATATAAGTCTATATAAGTATCTCTAACTACTTTTAAATTGATTTTATGATCTTGTTCAGCTAGCTTCATTAAGATAGGTATATCCGACAAAGTAGGTTTTATTTTGTTACCTAAGGAACTTGTCTTACCTAATCCCATTTTAGTAGCTTCACTATATGTAAGATTATTAATTTTGTTTAATAATACGCGTGCATTTTTTAATTGGTTTCTTTGCAAATTAGTAGTTTTACTAGTTGGCCAATTTTGTTCTATAAGTTTTAATCTTAGCAGTGATACAGCTACATCTTTCTTACTAATGTTATGGTCGTTTGAATTGAACATTGCATTATTTCTTAATGCTTGTAATTCACCCCATGCTAAAGCTTCTTTTGCTAAAAACTTATCAGACTTCGTATCATTACTAGATGCTGCGAAGTCAGCTATTTCTTTTTCTTTATTTCGTATTGCCTCATTTGAGAACAATATCATTTCTTGCATTGCCTTATCTTTTAAATTCAAATATCCCAAGGGAAAGGCATCTAATATATTCTTTAATTCTTTCGAATCCGGTAATTCTTGGTTTGCAATTTTACTAATATAATCTTTAAGTGCAAGTTTAGATACATCTGCATCTGAAACTCCAACACCTTTTGGTTTTTGTTTTGATATTGTAAATTTTGCTTTCATAGTTTAAAACTCTAATGATCTGTAGTGATCCAATACTCTTCTTATATGTGCTGGTAATTTAGAACTACCATCCATTACTGATAGATTTTCAATAGTAACACCCGAAAAAGCTTTCTTTGGCGTATATTGTTCATCTAAAAAATACTCAACTAAGTGTGCAGCTGCCATTACTACGTCATCAGGTACTTTTGCATATCCTGCTTTGTATATAACTTCAACACTATTTGTTGGTATAGTTGCGTTTATAAAACATAAGTTTGCAGATATTACTCTAGAGTTTACCATATCTACAACATAATCTGTATATTCTGCTAAAGTAGTTGCATAAGTTAATCCACCATCTGACGATGTTTTAACAGACGTAACAGATACTAAGGGAAATACTTCTGGGAAAATCTCAGTAGAAGTACCATCAAAATATTCAGTTTTATCTGTAGCAAAATAATCTGTGAAAGATCTATTGCAATAACTAGATACAAATGAATTTACTGAAGTTATAACTTCAGTTATACTAGCATCCCTATCTGTACTTGTAATATTCTTTATTGTTTTATATTTATTTAATGTTAAAATTGCCATTGTTATCCTTAAAAAGATTGGGGGTTTTTACACCCCCTATCTAAGCCAAATTAAGCAGCTCAAAAGTAAACCTAAAAAGGTTCACTATTATTTATATTATAGATTATGCTGCTGGGTAAATTAATGCTGAAGAACTTTTAGCACCCGGTATTAATTCAGTGAACGCAAATCTACGTGTAGCAACTAAAAGGTTCTTTTGGTTTTCTACATCGCGGTCACGTTCAACCATCATTCCACGTAACTCACCAAATAGGTAGTTAGAAGAGTTTAATGCAACAGCAGCTACTGTACCAATTGCTGAAGCAGCAAATGAATCAGAAACAACTACTGGCGAGCCATTAATTGTACCAATTTGTCCACGTAAAATTGTAGCCTTATCTCCAACCATATCCATAGTACGCATATCTGGATCTTCTAGTAAGTCATAGTATGCACTTTCGCACACAATATATACTACATCAGAAGGATTAAGTCCATAGGGACCCATTTCTCTACGAGTAGCTTGCAAATCAGCAACAGTAATTGGGTTAGCTGCACCAAAAGTACCTGCTTGAGTTACAGTAGCTGCATTATCTGTTGCAAATGTTGCAACACCATTAATTAATGCCGTACCTGTAGTAGCGGCAATAGTTTCAACACCTACATTACCGCGAAGTAATTCAGTATCTGTTGTACGAGCCATTCTACGAACGATTGCATTTCTAACAATTGGAGCAACTGCAATAATAGAATCTTCTTCTTCTTCATAACCTAAGAATTCTTTAGAAGCTAATTTCTCAGCTTTTAATAAATTATCAGCTGGAGTATGAGTACGAGCAACACCTGTAGAGCTTCCATCTGTAGACTTATAAGCTGTATCAGCAACCCAAGATGCATGTCCTGCTTCTGGATTGTATGGGAAGATTAATGTTCTAGAAGTCATCTTGATTCTATTAGTGAACATAGGCTCTAGTATTAATTTATCCTGCATATCTGAATACAAGTTAGTTGAGAATAGTGTTTCCCAATCTGCTGGTGTTGTCATTCCACCTAAGTGATCACCTGCTTTTTCAATGTACATCTTATAAGAATCTAATTCTTCGATGTTCTTGTTCATAATTTTAGCAGTAAGTACAAATTTATCAATTTCATCTTGCGCTACTTTAGTATTAGAACGATCATCTGAGAATTGCATTTTACTTGTTTGTAAAGCTAGAATTTCATCTTGCTTTTCTTTTAATTCAGTTTTTAATGAATCTAAAGATTCAGCAACTGTCTTAGACTTTTCTTCAAGTCTGTCTTCAAGCTCTTTAATTAAGCGTTCAGCACCACTAGTGCCTGCTTCAGCAGCAATCTTAGTGATCGCAGCATCTTTTTCGTCTTGCGCTTTTTTAGCTGCAAAAGCCTTTTCTACTGCTTCTTTTTGCAGTTTTAAAACGTCTTCTGGTGTTAAAGTAATTTCCTCTTTAGCCACAGTTTTTTCTCCTTTATTTACAGTACTATCATTAGACTGTATATTTTTATTAAATAAGCTTTTATACTCATTATACTCTTCTTCATCTTTAAAAGATTTCTTTACTGAAAATATAGACTCGGCATTTGCAGGAACACTGACAACTGACAATTCAAATAGTTCTAGATCTTTTATTACAAATATATCTGTTTCAGAGTCATAGTCGGCATCTTTAACTCTAAACCCTACTGAAAAAGCCTTTAGTACTCCTTCTTTCACTAAGTTATATACATCACCAGCAGATTTGCTGATTTCTGCAATAACTCGTAAACCTTTATTGTTAACACTATATTCAGTAACTTCTCCAATAGGTTTTTGATGATTATGAAATGCTAGAACAATAGGATTTAGTAGATAATTATCCATCCCACCCTTAGTCCATGCTTCCTCTAATATCACATCACCAGATCTGTCCTTACTAGTAGTGTTAGCGAAACCCTCTATTTTGATAGTTTCTTTATCTTCACTTACAGCCTTAACTCTAAAAGTAGAGGTAATCTGCATATTTTTATTCATTTCCATTATTGGAATCCTCTTTCTTAGGTGCTCCGCCTACTCCTGCATCTAAAGCAGAACCTGCTATATTTGCTGGTAATATTAAATCATCTGCGAATTCTGAATCAGAATCTGCGTATCTCAACTCAGACCTAGCTTCATTTCTTGTTAAAATACCTGCATTTACTAAGGTACTAAAATAATTTGCAGAATCCATTAATTCTGGTCTAAGCGCCAAAACATTTTGTGTTATTGGTTTAATATCATAACCAAAGAAATATTCTAAACTTTGTATAACTTTACTTACTAAAGGCATAGCTGTGTTTATATAAAACATTCTTAAGTTTGGATTAATATTAGCATTGTTTCCAGAATCTAATAATATTGGTGGTACTCCCAAGGTTTTAAGTATTGATTGTTCCTGTATTTTAATACTTTCGGAAAAATCAAGTTCTTTAAAGTTATATTTAGATAGGGACTCCACAGTGAAATCTCCATCTAAAATCATGGGAATTTTACCCCCACGTCTTGGATTGTATTTTGCTCTCCACTGCATTATCATTCTATTTTTAACTCTATCCGATAAAGGGTTAGGAGTTTTAAGAATAATGCCCGGTATTGCAGAGTTATCAAAAAAGTTCTTTTGAAAATCATACATACTTACTAATAAGTTAATACTGGGTTTTGCAGCATCTAATCTGGATTTTCCTTCGTATATAGAATCACCAGAGTTTTCTTTAATATGGATTACTTCATTTGGTTTAAAATTGGTATTTCCATATCTATATCCTTTTATATAGGTCTTTTTATCCGTAATAATTTCAGTTTTTAATGCTGGAAGATTATACAAAAATGCACCATCAAAGTATATAAATGCATCACCTTCTAATATTAAATCTGTGTATATATTTCTAAAAAATACATCTGCACTATGATACGGATTAGGTCTAAATGTAAGTAACTGAATTAGTTTCTTCTTTCTTATACGAGTTTCAGAAGTAAACCAGTCCTGTATTTCACCTACATCTACCTTGATGTCCGCAGAAGCATCAACTATTAAGTCTACCCCTCTGCTTACAATTCCAACTGTATTATAAGCCTTTTGATTATTATAATGATCTTTCGAAGGTGAAATAGTATCACCAAAATCATCAGATACTTCGGGCTGAGCTGGGTTGATTTTTTCTCTTAATCTATCCCAAAATCTCATAATGTCTCCTTTTTAGAATAAGTAGCCCACTAGTGGGCTACTTATTTTTAACTACTATTATGCTGAAGGAGTAAAAGCTATTGCCGTTCCTTGACCTTCTCTTAATAATTCCCAAACTGCTCCATCCCATCTAAACTCTACACTCATTCCTACTTCACCAGTAGTAAATAAAGCTTCGACTTCAGCTGTTCCAGCATCAGAAAGTCTACCTACTAATGCAGGAGTATCACTACCACCCGCTGATTTGATAACAACTAGCACAGTATCACCTACACTTTGTCCATCATCTATAACGTAATATTCTTTATTCTGAGTACTACCTGTAGTATCAATTTGTGAATATTTATAGTTACCTGTTACAACTTTTGCTGCTCTACCTAAAGATGCTGTTACTGGTTGTACAAGAGTTGTAATATCTCCAGATCCTGCTAATGTTACTGCGTTTCCACCTGTACCAGGCCAGAAAGTTAAAGTAAGTGTAGCTGTTGTAAAGTCACAACCTACTGAATCATCAGGATATAAATAACCCCAAGCACCTGTTGTTGTAGTTTCTGCTAAAATTTGTGCTGCTAAACTAGCCCCTGCTGTTGCTAAGTTAGTAATAGATTGGAATAAATGTGGGTCAGCTACAGTGCCTGCTGAGGTTCCTGCTGCTTCTGAAGCAGCAGCTTGTGCTTCAAATACATATCCACCAATAGTTACTGTTTCACCCGCTAATGGTATGTCTGTGAATAAAATTGAACCTACTGCCAATCTACCTGCGGCACCTATAAATTCTTCTGTGCCATTTATAAGATTATAAAGGCGAGCTCTTGATTTGTTCTTGTTAATAGTTTTCATATTATCTCCTAGTCTTCTCTACGTTATTATAATTATTGTATAGATTAGTTTTTAAATTTTAATTTTTGTTTATCACACCAACGTTCCTGTTTAGGGGCAGTATTAAGTGTGGGTACTTTTCCATAGACTTTATGTAGCCTATCCATATGATGAAACTTACATAATGTAATAGTTTTATTATATATCTCATCGTGAAACTTTTCTTTAAAAATCTCACGATATTTTAATATATCATCCACACTATTAATATGTATTTTTTCATCCTTTTTCCACTTTTCCCAAAGCAGAGTCATAGAATAAAAATGATGAAATTGTAATTCTTCCTCTGATCCACATATATAACAAGCATTTGCTTTTTTATACGCACTCTTAGATAAGTCTCTTACATACTTAATTTCATCCCTTTTTAAATCCATTTTTATTTCATCCCTTTTTATATACCAGCGGTCCACGCTTGGATTGTTCTCTATCTATTCTGTCTACAGTAGTATCTAATCTGTCCAGTACTATTATTAATCTATTAAGTACCTTATCATAGGCCTCTAGTTTACCTTCCATTTTAGCTACTCTTAATCTAAGTAAGGGTAGATCTATAGTAAGTACCTTATCATAGCCCTCTACTTTACCTTCCATTTTAGCTACTCTTAATCTAAGTGAAGGTAGGTTTTTATTATCAAATTTAATTTGAGCTACATCACTAGTTAAAGTTGCAGCCCACCATACGGTAGATACTATATTAATTATTAGTAATATTATTATTGATAAGGATAAGCCCTTAGTTTGATGCCAATCTTTTTCCATATTAATTTCTTTTGACATACTATTCCCATTTTTTATATTATATTATTATTATTTTCCATTGCCTATATTTAAAAATAGTCCTTATTTTAAACCTAAAAACTGAGCAAATGATAGTAATTTTTTAATCTTCTCACCATAACTATCAGATACTACAATTGTAGAATCATATTCCCAAGTAGCTTTTGCATTATCATTAGCTGTAGGTATATCTATTGTTGTTAAATCGGGTTCTCTTGATAGAGCTAAATTTGATACTACTGCCGGATATACTGGTTTCAATGTTTCACTATCTAGCCATGGTGTATCATAGTCATCAGAATATAAAATTCCCGTAACTTTTACTTTTGTTGGGTCATATACAATTCTATACCCATTAATCATGAAATATAAGTCACCCGCAAATTCTCCAGAAACTGTAGCATCCCCACCAATTGTTCGTATGTAAAAAGGATACTTAGAATTGTCTCTTAACGAATAAGCTTGTTTTGAGTCTTTATATATATCTAGTTTTATGTCTAACTCTGTAACAAAATCCTGTAATATTAGGTATTTTTTAGATTCATCTACTCTAAATTTAAAATTATAATCCCAATAATCATATTGATGGTGTATAATTGTAGTTATAAATGACATATTATAACCTTAATTCTTTCCAGGTTAATGCTCCTGTTGCAGATACTGTAGGTGTTGCATCTATTTTCTTAATTGCAACTGTAAAGGTATTTTGAGTTAAATCTGCATCATTATTTAAGTATGAATATATAGAATTAAAAAATGGTTCTAAATCTAAAGTGTCTGTACCTTTAACAAGAAATTCCGCAACGGCCGTTCCACCAGTCATAGCTGTTGAACTTACATCGTGTTGACTAATTTCTCCTCTATTAACCCAAGTAGGACCAGTTAATGAGGCATTTCTAAATATCTCAATTTTATATCTTGCATCACTGAGATCTGATGTATCTACAGCGGAGGTAGATAATGTTAATGGAATTAAATACCCATGATTATCAAGACCATTATATTGTACTTTAGGCCTAATAGATAAGATAGGTAACCACACAGTAGTACTTGCAGTTACAGTTAAACCTGATTTCTCTTGTAGATGAGTTGTTGTATGTTCTACAGGTCCTTCTATTTTAACTGTAGTACTATATATTCTCATCTCAGAAGTACTTGCTACTGCTCCTATATTTGTCTGTTCTATGTATACGGGTAACGACGCTCGCTTAAGAAAACTACTAGATATATTATTAGTATTTCTAAATTCATGTAAAATAATTCTAACACCATCTATATTGACACCACATCTGATTCTGCCTGAAGCATTTTGCAAATCAAGCCAATAAGAGTTATAATTAGCTACATTTAATGTTAATTCCGAAGGATTATTTATATCTTTAGAACCATCCATGTGATCCCTGTTAAAGTTTGATTGTGTTACTGGAGTATCTACAACGGAGCCTGTAACTGATGATCTACTTACAATGGATAATACTGTATCATTAAGATAAAAGTATATACCATCATTTTCATCTGCATAACCCCATTTACGATGAAGATTAGTTTTTCCGCTATCACCTAATGATAAAGACATTGTCCATAACTGAGATATACCTTCTTGTGCTGGGCAATGATTATTTCCATACCTAATAGCGGAGTCTGTAGTACCTGTCCCACAACTTAGTACTAATGCTGAAGAATTACTATCGTGTGCTGAAGAACCCCCAGCAACTAAAGTTTCTGTATAATGTATATCTTTAGTATCCATAATATTATCTAGTTCAATAATTGTAGATTGTTCAGATATTTGTGTTTTACCTACAGAATCAAATTGTATTGCGCCTTCAGGAAATCTAGTATATGCAGAACCATAAATATCAACTAACTGTCCATATTGTGGATTATCATAAGAAATTAATGTATTTTTATTTATATAAATACAGTAATTAGTTCCTGCAACTGCTTGAGTTACTGCATCAACTTGTAAGTTTTCACCAGATATATAACTTTTTGCTTCAAATCCTGAATCTAAAGTAACTGATAGCACTCCTGATGTATTTGTATCATTATCTATTGTATCCTTAGTGATTGTAGCAGATGTATTAGAAGTTGCACCTGTTACAGTAGCACCTACTAAAAAATTACCCGTTTTACCTGTATATTCAATTTCATATACATGTCTAAAACCTATTCTATCCCCTGAAGATTCCGGTAAGATACGTACAAAGGTTCTTTCATTAACTGCCATTTATAGCTCCTTTAGTAATTTAAGTCTAGTAACTGTTGAACATCTATAGTTACATCCGTAGTTGGTATTGTATATCCTTCTACTCTTATTATTTTGTAATTCTTATTTATAAATTGGTAATCAACTGATGTACTTGATGCATATGACCAATTAAAGCTTCTATTATCTGCTGTTCCTGTTGTAGCATTTTCAACACCTGCAATCTCTGTTTGTGTTCCTGCTAAAAATACTCGTACTTCTGTATTATCTCTTAACTTATCAAAGGTAACTGATGTATTACTATTTACAGTAACTGAGCTACCATTAACATTATCTATATCTCCGACACTATCTGTAAATGAAGTGCCTCCCTCAAGTATATTAATTATTACTGTTTTACCTGCGGGGTAATCTACTCTTACATACTTGGTATTTCCTACCATTTTTATGTTTCTAAAATTATATGTAACAGTATCTGTTCCTGTTCCTGCTAATAATATTGCTGTTGCTGAGTTATTAACTTGTATATCTCTAACTGTATCTGTGGCTGGATCTGCTGATCCTAAATCTAATGCGCAGGCCGCTGCTGTTGCATTACTGTCCGTTATGATCGTACCACTTCTTAATAATGCACCATTTCTTACACTAACTGTGTCACAATCTGTTATTGTACAGCTAAGTGCATGTACATTACCACTACCTTCTAATTTGATAGTTTGTCCACCAGACATTGCAACACCATGTAAATGTACAGACATATCTGTATCTGTTGCATCTAAGTACCATCTTGGACTAGTAGAAGATGCTCTGTGAATTAAACCACCATTTACTCCTACTGCCGATACTCCTGTTCCAACTAATGAGCCTAACGTAAATTCATTTGTTCCTGATCCACCAACAAAAGTTAATCCATGTAACAAACCAACCGGCATATCTTGGAACAACCAATCAACACCTGTATCACTAAAGTAAGTTGATAATGTTGTGGTATCCCCAAACTCAATGTTTGATAATAAAAAATAGGCACCCCCGATATATTGAAATGTACCTCTGGCGGCAGTTCTATCACTTGCAGATATGTCTAAGGAGTTACCTGGAACCCCGACTGTCCCACCCTTTACAGTGGTCTTAGTTAATCTCTTAGACAAGTCTACGAAACAAGATATGCGACCATTTTCGGTAAGTAAGTT